AATATAAAGAGGTTCATTTGTCAAGTTCAAGAACAAGAAACCGAAAAAGAAACGCAAGAATTAGCTAATTTTATTTTGTCAAAACTTAATTCTTAACAATAAAGATATGAGTGAATTAATAAAAGAAGCTATTAAAGAAATCAATCATAGCTATGCAACTATAGTTGATGGCGAGTTGGTTTATCAAAGGAGTGCAATGCTTAATATGTTTCGTAAAGGTGCAGAATGGCAATCCGGACAATCTCCGTGGATTAGCGTAAAAGACCGATTGCCGGATGATAACGAAAACATTATCATCATGTGCGAGCATGGCGCGATATTTAATGGTACATATTGCAATGATGTATGGCTCTGTATGGATGGATACATTCACGATACTTTCAGAGGTGAACCTATTTATTCATCCATGGTAAGTATTCCACCCTTATGGAAGCCAGTTGCGTGGATGCCGATACCGAAGTTTAACGAATAACCCTGCAATTATGAGTGACTTTGCATGGTTTTTAATGGTGCCTATATCAGCGATTATAGGACATTACGCTGCTGAAATAGTCCGGGCGATTTACGGGCGGGAAAAGAAAGAAGATGATAACAAAGAAGAATAAAAATAATATAATAATAAGAAGAAAGGAGTACTTATATGGATGAGAAACAAGTATGTGGCGAATGCAAGCTATTCACCAATGAAGATTCATTTGGAAATGGATGGTGCGAATTTCATCAAAAGGAGGCATTCTGTGAGAATGTAGCTTGTGAAGATGGAATAGAAATAGAAGGATATATTTCCTACGATACGGATAATGATGATAACCCTTAAAATGATACAGCCTACTGCACGCTCAATATCCGGGGATGTGTTTTTCAGAAAGTAATAACCAATAAACAGTAAATATAACTATGAATGTAAATTCCAATATCAGAAAACGCGATAAGCAGGCAATTTCTGATAAATATCAGAAAGTTGATACCACTATCAACGGAGATGCTAAAAGTCTCGCAGAGGAACATAGAGAAATCGAGAAGAGATTATATCCTCTACGTATTGACCATCGGACAGTAATCTATGTAACGAAAGATAAGTGTACACCTGAATATGCTGAAAAGAGGCGGAAACAGTTCGGAATGGAGCCTATAACAGAAAGGAAAGGCGGAAATAACCGCGCATCTGTGGATGTCGATGAATTACGAACTCTTGTTCAAAGTGGTTTATACCTAAAGGATATTGCCAGGAGATTGGGAGTGAGTAAGACTACCGTGGATAATTATATTAAAAAATACGAATTGAGAAATAAATAGGAAAGAGGCATAGATTGCAAAACCCCTATAAGTTACAGGAAAATTAAGTTGCTTGGTCCCTTTTATTTGTCATTTCTGTTTGTGGATTTATATAACTTTATTAACTTTGCAATGTATGTCAAGTGGCATACTACTAATCCGACGAAAAGACATGAAAGGACTTACAATAAAGCAAGAAAACTTTTGTAATTATTATCTTGAATGTGGTAATGCTTCAGAGGCTTATCGCAGGGCATATTCGTGCAGTAACATGAAAGGTGACACAATTAATCGAAAAGCATTAGAATTGTTTCAAAACGGCATGATTGCGGCAAGGATAGGGATATTACAAGAAGAACAAAAGGCTAAATCTGATATCACAAAAGAGCGTTTACTTGCTGAATTATCCAGCATTGCCTTTTCTTCGATTGCCGATATGCATAATTCATGGATAGAACGTGCAGAATTTGAAAAGTTGAGTTCTCAGCAGAAATCATCCATAAAAAGCATTTCAACCAAGATACTCAAAAAGAATATAGGTACGAAAGATGATCCTGAAATAGTCGATGTGGAGTATGTGAAAATCGAACTATACGATAAGCTGAAAGCTATTGAACGTATTTGTAAGATGCTTGGTTTCGATGCACCTGCCGAACTTAATCTGAAGAAGGATGACGACGGTATGAGTCGTGAGGACATTCTCCGTGAGTTGGGGCGTTTGGAGGAATTACGTAATTTATGATGGAATTGACAAAGGAACAAATAAGTAGGCAGTTGGAGCTGGAGAATTTATTGTTGAAGATGGATGCTCCGGAGTCACTGTATAAATTCATTCCATATATCAATTCTGACTATAAAACGCAGTGGTTCCACAAGGTTATTGCAGACCACTGCCAGATGCTTTATAAAGGGATTATTCGTAATTTGATGGTGTTTGTGAGTCCGCAGCATGGCAAGTCCGAAATTGTTTCACGTAATTTTCCGGCATGGGCATTAGGCAAGAATCCCGACTTGAAAATAGTTGGTACCTCTTACAGTGCTAATCTTGCAGAACAATTTTCACGTTCTATTCAGCGTATTATTGACAGCAAGGAATACCAGGCTATCTTTCCTGACACTTACCTGAATGGTTCCAATGTGCGGACTGATGTGAGGGGATTTCTGCGGAACGTAGATATTTTTGAGACAGTAGGGCATAAGGGATTTTATAAAGCTGTGGGAGTCGGAGGGTCTTTAACCGGTACTCCTGTTGATATAGCTATTATTGATGACCCTGTAAAAGATGCGTTGGAGGCTTATTCTGCCACTTACAGGGAGCGTGTATGGGACTGGTATACTTCCGTACTTCTCACGCGTCTTCACAATGAAAGTAAGCAGCTATTCATTATGACACGCTGGCACGATGATGATTTAGCTGGACGTATCTTAAAAAAGGAAGCGGACAAATGGACTGTGCTTTCTATTCCAGCCATCCGTGAAACCATCAATGACGGTAATCATTTTGATCCTCGTAAGGTCGGTGAGGCATTATGGCCACAAAGGCATTCACTTGAAAGACTTCTTGATGCTCAAAGACGCTCTCCTCGCTTTTTCTCTGCTTTATATCAACAACATCCGACTGTAGAGGGTGGAAATATTATTAAAGAATCCTGGTTTGGACGTGTATCTTTGCTTGAATTTAAGAAAAAGCACAAAGATGAGCCGATTATATTCTTTGCGGATACTGCCTATACGGAGAAGACCACTAATGATCCAACAGGGGTTGTTGGCTCTTGCTTGATAGGGAATGACATTTATATTGTATGTGCCAAGAAGATGAATCTGAAGTTTCCGGATTTATGCAGATTCCTGCCGGTTTATGTGCGTGATAATGGTTACACAAGGCGAAGCAGCTTGAGGATAGAACCTAAAGCCAATGGGTTATCTGTTATAGATCAGTTAAAAGAAAGTACTGATCTTAATGTCACAGCCACTCCGACACCCAAAGATAGTAAGGAAACCAGGCTTAATGCTGTCTCTCCCTATGTGGAAAGTGGACGTGTTTATCTTGTTGATGGAGACTGGAATGATTTGTTTATAGACGAGGTATGCGGCTTTCCTGCAAAGCCCCATGATGAGTTTGTCGATTTGTTATGCTATTCGGTTGATTATCATCATTCTGAATCTGGATGTATCAGTGATGAAGAGCTTTTGAAAGATTTTTTGTAGATTGAATCAAATAATAATTCTGGTGTGAAGGAGCACCATACTTAATTATGGACGAAATAACTGATATCCTTAACATGGCAATGCCAATAGAGGAAATTATTAGCAACTTGAAGACAAAGTCAGTAATTGTTCCATCCTGGGATGAATTGCTACAAGATTACGATCCTACGCAACATGAGATTGTATCCGACATAGTTAACCGGAAGGATAAGGTACGTAGTGATGGAACCATTGAAAAAGCTGCACGTATCTATATTGCCATGGAACAGCTTGCGGTTAAGCGTATGACGGAATTCATGTTTGCCATCCCTGTGAAACGTGTGTATGGTAATGTCGGTAATGACCCTGTCAAACAGCAAATAGTAAAAGCTATTGAGGCTATTTACAAGTATGCCCGTATCAATACAGAGAACATAGCGAGATCAAAAGCATACTTTGCTTCATGTGAAATGTGTACATTATGGTACGCAGTAAAGAAGTCGAATACCCTTTACGGATTTAAAAGCGACTACAAGTTGAAATGCAAGACTTATTCCCCTATGGATGGGTATAAGCTGTATCCTCTGTTTGATGAATATGATGATATGCTTACCATGTCATTCGAGTACAAGAAAACCATTAAGGATGAATATGTATTGTTTTTTGAAACATTCACTGAAAACCGGCATTACAAATGGAAAATGGGGGTTGTTGGATGGGAAGTCGTTGAAGATGAAGAAATCAAATTGGGCAAAATTCCATTGATTTACGCTTATAGAACTTCCCCTATCTATCATCACCTTTCACATATCAGGAGTGAAATCGAATACACCTTGTCCCGGAATAGTGATGTTATTGCGTATAATTCGGCTCCAATTTTGAAGGTTATTGGGGGGATAAATGGTAATGAGGGAAAAGGAGAATCTCGCAGGGTGTATAGGGTCGATAAGGGGGGAGATGTCGGTTATGTTGCATGGCAACAGGCTATAGAAGCTTTAAAATACCACATTGACACATTGATTCGTATGTACTTCATGCAATTGCAATTACCAGATATATCTTTCGATAACATGAAAGAACTTGGCAATATTGGATTTGATGCAAGGCAAACTTTATTGTCCGATGCTCATCTGAAAGTAGGTGATGAAAAAGGTGCCTTTCTTGAATTTCTTGAACGTGAAGCAAGTGTGGTTAAAGGATTCTTGAAACAGATGAATAAACAATGGAGTGCTCAAATTGACGATATAGATATTGAGCACGTTATTACTCCTTTCATTCAGAATGATGAAAAAGCGGAAATAGAGAAGCGTGTGATAGCCAATGGAGGGAAAGCGGTTGAGAGTCAACTTGAATCAATAGAACGTGCCGGTTTGTCTGATGATCCGCAGGCGACACTTAAACAGATTCAAAAGGAAGAAGCTGCAACCTCACAAAGTAGAATTGGGAATTTATTTGAAGAAGGAGGAGAATGACATGAAGAAACATAGTAAAATTGTAACAGTGGAATATGTCGTTCAAGATTGTCCTATTTGCGGAAAGGTGATAGTGAAACATTATCTTGATAATACTTCTGATATTAAAAAAGGGATACTAAACTCTCGAAAATTTCGAGGATAATAAATCTATTCTTTCGTAAAATATTAAAAATGGAATAATAGTGAAACCCAAAGTTCCCAATCAAAAGAAAAAGTACCGAGAACTTAATGCAAGGTTAAACAAGTATATTGCTTTGGTTGAGCAAATATATGACACTCTCAACTTGGAAGCTGCCAAGCTAGTAGGAATAACCGATTATTCTGCCAATAATGAGAAAGCGTTTCAGTTTTCGGACTATCCTCAGACCAAAAAGCGGATAAATGATATTCAAGCACAATTTGTAGAAGATATTGGTTCTGTCATTTATAGCGGCACCTCCAAGGAGTGGCAGAATAGTAATGAAGTCCAAGATTTGCTTGCTAACAAGATATTGAAAGCTTATAATGCCCAAGTTGATAAGAAGAAGTATAAAGTTTTATTTCAGACGAATTCTGATGCCCTGAAAACATTTCAGGATAGAAAGGATAAGGGTTTTAATATATCTGCAAAGCTCTGGCATCAATCTATTGTCTACAAAGAAGAACTTGAAGCCGCTATATCATGTGCTATTCAAAAGGGTACCAGTGCTGTTACATTAAGCAAGCAGATAAGCAAGTACCTTCTTGATTTTCCGTTATTGCAAAAGGATTACAAGGAAAAATACGGTAAGGCGGACCATTTGAGGGATTGTGAATATCGGAGTGTCCGGCTTGCTGCTTCTGAAATCAATATGGCTTATCGTGAAGCTGAGAATGAGAGATGGCGACAGATGGATTTTGTTGTAGGGTATGAGATCAAGTTATCGAATAACCATACTCTAAATGGTATGCCATTTCATGATATTTGCGATGAGTTAAAAGGAAAATATCCCAAGTCTTTTAAATGGACGCAATGGCATCCATTATGTCGTTGTTATAAGATTCCCATTCTAAAAACAGAAGAAGAGTTTTGGGAGTGGGATGGCAGGGGAGAAGTTACTACGGATAGTGTGAATGAGGTTAAAGATGTTCCGGATGCTTTCAAGAAATGGATTGATAATAATATCCATCGTGCTAAGAGTTGGGAAAGTGCTCCTTATTTCATTCGGGATAATGGGAGATATATACGTGAGGATTTCAAAGTAAACGTTTACAATAAGACGGAAAAGGATTTTGTTCGCAAACGAAGAACTAACTTGGCTATGAGCCGGGTGGAATACTATAATCAGACTTATCCCAATATACGGGAAGTACAGCAAGCTGCTGTCAATGCCTACACTCAGGCTGTAAGGAAGGAAAATAAAGGTGCAACGAGCAGAGAAATCAATCGTAGACTTCGCAATGGCACAGAAGATGAGTATGTTGATGCAGCAAGCAGCCTAATAAGTCAAGCATTATCCAAACTACCTAAATATGAGGGCATAGCTTATCGTGGAGAAACTATGAGCATGAAACAACTTAATGAACGCTTCCTTAATCATATTGGAGAAGTGATTTCAGATAAAGGCTTTGTATCTTCAAGTATGTACATGGATACTCCCATGAAGTTCATATCACATGATGGAGTTCCTAAGAGCCACAAGCGCATTATCTTTGAGATTCATAGTAAAAACGGACGAAATATTAGCAAAATATCAGAGTTTAATGGTATATTTACGCCTGAAAATCAATATGAAATTTTATTCGACAAGCAGACAAAATTTTATGTTTCTCTAGATCTTAAGAATGAGAATGGTGTTTTAAAAATCAAATTGATAGAGCAATGATTAAAGGAGTTAAGTTTTTGGGGCGTAGTGGCGTAAATGGTAGGGTTACCCACTTTGAATACAATGGACATGAAGGTTGGTGGCTTACTGAAACTTTTGAAAAAGCTACAAAACAAGACTTTGATAATTACATAAAAGGATGTATCGCGTTGGGTAAAGAACTTGAAGCAAGCAAGCAACGTATCGCCGTTCAACGTGCCGCTATGACACCTGAGGAACGTGCCGGATGGGATGAAGCTGATCGGGCTGTGTTTGAACGTTGGCAGGATGAAGCCAATACCAATGCTATACTTGATGGCACTATGCCTGAAGAAGAAGATTCGGATTTTAATCCATTCAGAAAATTAGAGTGAGTTATAGAAAATATACTTCTAACTTTAAATAAGATTAAGCTGACTGTCCGCAATTTTGTTCTATGAAGGAGATTGAATAATATCTTCTAAATTATTGTTTGGCAGTGTCTCACTACTTCAATAGAGTCACTATATTTTCCTGTAAATTAACGATTATTAATGTAGATAGGAATGGGATGACAATCTCATTTTGTATTTTTGTACAAAGCATGTGAAGCTACATGCCACAGAACTTGTCGTAAACACTCATTGTTCAAAATGTCTTTTTAAGTTCTACGGAAATAGTCTGCTGGCATGTTTTGCTAAGCAGACTATTTCCTTTTTATAACTTAAAAAAATAAGTAATGGACAAGACAAAAGTTTTAAAACGGTTGAAACCCAAAGTTGCATCATTGGGGTTCAATAAAAAAGAGTTGTGGGGTATCGCTGAACAAATTTCCGATAACTCAGACTTAGAGGATGATGCAGGTGATGAAGACATTGACGCTGCAATTGATGCGGTTTTGCCTTATCTAAAAGTCGGACAGCAACAAGCCAATAGACTGGTAAATGCTAATAAAACTACTCCGACAATTCCCGGTGACGAAGACGATGATTCTCCGGCAACGGTTTCCCCGAAAAAAAAGACTGAAGGAAGTGACGAAGAGCCAGAATGGTTCAGGAGATTTAGAGAACAGCAAGAGTCGCGTATAGCCGCCCTTGAAGGTGAGAAGATCGTGACCACCCGCAAATCGAAACTCGAAGTCCTCTTGAAAGATTCCGGTGAATTTGGTAAACGTGAACTTAAACGATTCTCCCGCATGAAATTTGAGAGTGATGATGAGTTTGACGAATACTTCTCAGAAGTCGAAGAAGACCTTGAATACCATAACCAGGAACTGGGTAATGAAGCACTTGAAACGCTAACAAAACCTGTTGGTAGCAGAGGGAACAAGGGCAAACAGGAAACAGCTACGGACGCCGAAATAGAGGCAATTGTAGCGAACATGTAGTATTAATTAAATTTTAAAATTATGGCAAAAGTTGATTTACACAACGGAGAGCAAGTTATTGATACTTCTCTTGACAATGTTGTCATTATCCAGATGCTTGAATGTATTGTCGGCGGTCGTTCGCTTGATGTGACCAATTTCAAGCCGTCTGTGATTCAAGCCGGACACATTATCATCCGTGACAAACAAAATGAGAAAGAATACAAGCCTATGCCTGTGAATGAAGACAACAGCGCATATGAAGCATTGCCCGAGAATCATGAGATTGTGGGTGTGGCGTATTCATCCGCTCTTACCCGGAAACCGTTCATGACGATTATGGTAAGAGGCACTGTTAACCAAGTGGCTAGCCCGTATCCGGTGACGGATGCGATTAAAACGGCTTTACCGCTTATTCGTTTCACTCAAGATTAAGGAGGTATAAATTATGAATCCTAGTTTGTTTTTAGAACTTATCCTCAAGTTTTTACCGAGCTTGAATAAGATTATTGAGAAAGTAAATGGTAAAAGAAACAAGAAGCTTACCTATTTACATGAAGAAATGCTCCGTAAAGAGTATTCTCCCGACCAGAAATGGGAAAGTGCTTCTGTGAACACCACCTATGTGGCTGCAGATATTGTGGACATGGATTCTCCGCTTCCGGTGAAGAAAAGGGATTCTTTGGCACATGCAAATGGCGACCTGCCTACCATTGGCATGAAATTGTGGTTAGGTAACAAGCAAATCAATGCAGTCAATATAATGATTGCCCGTAAGGTGGCTACAACTCAAATCATTGCAAAACTTCTGAATGATGCTGCCCGCTGTGTTACCGGTATGAAAGAGCGTTTGGAATTGTGTTTCCTGCAAGGGCTTTCGGAGGGTGTTACTGCTGTGGAAGATACGGAGAATGTAGGTACAGGCATCCGATTAAATTTCGGATATCTCCCTGAGAACTGTTTTGGTGCAACAGTCAAGTGGGGTGAGAAGGGATTTACCCCTATATCTGACTTGGCCCGCGTACTCACCGAAGACAGTGGCATCTCCACTATCATGATTGCAAAGGAGGCTTACAACCTCATGCGTCAGTCTGATGAGGCAAGGGAGTTGGCGGCTAACTATGCAGGATCATTGGTGATGGATGGTGTTAAATTGCCGGTTCCGAACCCGACAAAATTCAATGAGGCATTCAGGGATGAATATAAGTGCGATTTCCTTATCGTTGATCGTGATGTCATCATTGAAAAAGATGGCAAGAGAAGTGTTGTTCGTCCGTGGAATGCCAATAAGATTATCTTCCTGACCTCTACAGAAGTCGGCGCTTTGGTATATGGTACTTTACCTGAGGAAACTCACAGAGTGGAAGGTGTTGAATACACGAAGCCCCTTGAATATGCCTTGCTTTCCAAGTATTCAAAGAACGATCCGTTGCGGGAATATACGGCGATCCAAGGCATTGTTGCTCCAATTATCGAGAATGTAGACCAAATTTATTCTCTTGATATTACTGAAGCACAGGTTGTAGACGAAGCGGCTGAAGCTGCTGATACTGACGATGTGAAAATCACGGTTTGGGATACTACTTATAAAAAGCCTGAATTTATTGCTGAATTGAAAAAAATCAGTGGTGAACGTGTCGCTTCCAATATCAGTGATGCAAAATTGATTGAAAAGGTCAATGCGTTGAGCGATGAGAAGGAAAAAGCACTGAAAGTGGCAGTTGAAGCGCATAAAGTAACAACCGAAGTAGGAGGGTGATTATGAAGACAATCTTGCAAGCACTAATAGATGAAATACATTACCCTGTCGGTAAAGGACATATTCAGAATCGGCTTCTAAAAAGGGGGCTCACGGAAGATGATGTTTGTACTCCGGAGACATTCAATGGTAATGAATTCCAAGGTGCTGTTGCTGATTGTCTCATATTCCTTTTAGGTGCTCCTAACTTCTCTGAAGCTGATAAACAAATCAGTATGACGGATAAGAGCAATATCTTAAAACAGGCTAATGCTATTTACAAATCTATAGGTGAGCCGGAAGTGACAGACGACGATTCTCCTGTAGTGTATGTAGGTGATTGTTTATTGTAAGTTATGGCAGTATTCAATAAAAATCCGCACCAACTATCGTATCTCGTAACCACTTCTGGTTATGAGGACGATAATGGTGACTACCATGAAGGTGAAAACCATTGGGAAGGCTGTATGCCTTGTGATGCTGTTTCCGCCGGAAAGGCAGAGGAAAAGGAGTTTGAGGATGGAGTAGTAAGGAGTTATTCATATACTGTTTATCTTCCATCTGATTGCCGAACATTTACTATTAGAGATAGGGTTAAGCTTGGTTTGCTTGGAGGTATTCAAAAGGAGTTTGAGGTGAAAGGTTTCCATCGTTACCAACTGCAGTGTAAAATGTGGATTTGATATGGGTATACGAATGACTACCAAACTGGACGAAGTTCATAAAGTTCTTATGAAAGAAGCAGAACGGGTTGAAAGGTTAACTATCCGGTCTCTTTCTTATTTGGGAGAACAATGCATGAAAAAGGCTCGAGATCGTTCCGGTGAAGAAAGCTGGTTTGACCAATCGGGAAATCTGCGTAGCTCTATTGGATATGTAATTGCCCATAATAGTAATATTGTCAAATACTCAGGATTCAAACAGCTAAAGCAAGGTTCAGAAGGGGTGAAAGTTGGTAAGGAATTAGCGGAAGAACTAGTGAAAAGGTATTCTAATAATTATGCACTTATCGTTGTAGCCGGTATGAATTATGCTGATTATGTTGAAGCGATGGATAATAAGGATGTACTTGCATCTACGGAATTATGGGCAAGAGAACAACTTCCTGTAATGCTTGAGAAACTCAAAAATCAGATTGCTAAATGAAAACGGATATTGACATAAAAGATGATGTTTACAGAATAATCAAAGGTTCGATATTGGAGAAGACTGTAACTGGTAAGTTAAGTAAAACGAAACGTCCCAATAACTCGGAAAAGGAGGACATCGTCATTTCTGTGCTTGCCAACCAGAATGCTGAGATCCAGGAAGCCTTTGTTAATGTGAACATCTATGTTGCTGACAATATCCGGGAAGGACAAGCGGAAGAAAATACAATCAGATTACGCGAGCTCTGCAAAATAGCATCTGAACTATTTAAAGTACAACGTGGGGATAGTTACCGTCTCACGCTGGATACGCAAAGGGTAATGGAGGTGAACGGGAAAAACGAGCACTTTATCAATAACAAGCTGCTTTATCGGCAGTGTAACGAGTAATTTAATCTTAAAAAACAAAGAATTATGTCAGTATTGTCATGGGGTAAACCCCGAATTTTTATCAAAGACTTGGATACAGAAAATGCCAAGTGGAAAGAAGTTCCTACTCCGGTAGAAAACTCAACACAGTTAACACCTACAAAAGGTGACAAGAAAGAAGCTAAACTTGAAGGTGGCGAGAATGAAGATGTTAAGTATGCAAAGAATACTTATGCTCTTGCTTACCAGATTCGTAAAGCTAAGGGTAAAGTAATGCCTTTCGATGATGACGATGGTGTCATTTCTGGCAATTATACCGTGGCATTACAGCCTGAGGACCCCACTGTTCCCGGTTTTATCATTGATAAGTCTGTTGTCTCTGCAGAAGACAACTTTACTGCTGAGGAAGGTGGTTCTGTCACCTATACTCACGATGCCTTGAAGCCGGAAACTGGTAAACAGGTTAAGTGGGGTGTCATTACTGTGACAGAAGCTGATGGAGAAATCTCCAATGTCGCAGTAGCTGCATCGTGACCTGTTTTCATATGATAACTGACAAACGGAAAGACGGACTTGCAGGTAGGTGGATAAACCTGTATCATGCGAATTAGTGTAGTGACAGCACGTATGCTTTTGGGTATAAAGCAATGGTTTGAATCCATTATTTCGCTCTAAATATTGTATATGTTATGGAAGATAAGGAATACATAGAGATGAATTTAGCTGATACTATCATGGAAAGACCTTACGGTTTCCATGTTAGTGATCGGCAGTTTTACGTATATCCGGTAACATTGGGAAAAACATATCTTTTGTCCCGGCTAATGAAAGAACTTGATGTTAATGGTAGACTTATTGAACTTAATCCGTATATGGAGGCTTTAAGGTTATGTGAAACTAAACGGGATATGGTTTGCAGGCTTTTATCCTATCATACGTTCAATAAGAGGGAAGAGTTATTTGATAATAGCCTTGTGGCTGAACGTGCTGATTTTTTTGTCAAAGAGCTAAATAATGAAGATATGGCGAAACTTCTCATTATGGTATTATCTAATGGGGATGTGAGTACATTCATAAAGCATTTAGCCATTGATGAAGAGAAAGAATGGCTAAGAAAGGTTTCAAAGGCAAAGAAAAATAATGGCTCTTTTGTCTTCGGTGGTAAAAGTGTATATGGAACATTGATAGACGCTGCTTGTGAACGCTATGGCTGGACAATGGAGTATGTTGTTTGGGGAATTAGTTACGCCAATCTTCAGATGCTTTTGGCTGATGCTGTTACATCTATATATCTGAGTGATGAAGAACGTAAAAAACTTCACATACCTATGGACCGCAATGTTATTAAAGCTGATGATCCTGAAAACATTGAAAAGATTATGTCTATGAACTGGGATTAATAATTAAGAAAAATATAATTATGAAGACTCCTGTGGAAGTGTTAGATAGTGCCTTTGGAAGAACAGTACAAGAAGAAATGAAGATTCAGATTGGAAAGGAAAAAACTGGAATTTTAGAGGCTAAGTTTAGGGCAATTTTAGAGCAAATTGAACATGATAGGTACCAAAGAATTATAGAAGATGGGGTATTCAGAGGTACCTATCATGAATATAAAGAAAGAATAAAATTGGGACCTATTGGTCTTTCACAAAAGCTTTAGTTATTTCTTCGGCTAATGCATGGTCTATGTTAGGGCAGATACTCAATAGAAGTTTTTTGTCAATGTTGGAAATGTCTGGAACAAATCTTCTTGCCTTTTTGATTATTTCGGAATCATATTTCAAGAGTTGGCAACTTAATTTATAAGCGTATTGATATTGTGGCAGTTCTATATAAGAGATATCTTGCTTCTTAGTATAAAACATCGAAAAATATGTAGCTAATCCTTCTTCTAAAATGGAGACTTTTCCTTGCTTCGGGCATAAACAATGTACGGCTTCATGCGCTACTTGAAATATAGCTTTATCCATATCGTTAATACAGTCCTCGGTAACTTGAATTATAACATGATTACAACTGCCAGGAAACCATATTTGCGGTTGGTCTATTTGGGCCAATTCAACTCCTAGTATTGTATACTCTTTATTCCGTTCCCCAAATAGTTCTTCAGCTGCACTAAGCATATCTCCAAATAACGAAACAATAGTCCAAGTGTATCCGTTTTTTCCTGGAAGTGGATCACAAGAGAAAATGTTATTTTCTATCATAATAAGTATCTTTTTTCTGTTTGTACATCAAATAGTAAATACCAGAATGCCTTTTTATATGCAAAGAGGAAAAAGTATAAGGCGGTACTATTCCGCCTTATTTTTTAGTATAATGGTATCTCATAGAGAAGACGTATATTTCAATTGTATCCTCATGCACTGAATAGATGATCCGGTGTTCTGAATTAATCCGTCTCGACCATTTTCCTGCGAGTTCATACTTTAGGGGCTCAGGTTTTCCTATGCCAGTGTATGGATGTTCGGAAATATCTTTAAGTAGAGCCGTTATTTTATTCATAATCGCCTTATTACCTGTCTTTTTCCAATATTCCAGGTCAATTCTAGCCTGTTCAAGAAGTTTTATTTCCATAGATTTTCAATGTCAACTGAAACACCTCCACCATTCTTGATTTCTTCGTCGCCTTTTCGGATTATATCCATCATAGCAGGGGACTTCATAATGTATTCTGTCTCTTTGATTGAATTGTATTCTTCCAAAGAGATAACCACTACGCTTTCATTACCGGAACGATGTACAATTAGTGGTTCACTATCATTAATAACCCCATCGAGATAGCTTTTGAGATTATTTCTTAAATCAGTATAATTTGTTGTTCTCATAATCTTTATATTTTTGTTAGTACAAATATAAGTACTTAAAACCGTACTTGCAAGTGGTTTGATGATTTTCTTTGATTTAAAAGAGGAATTCTTTGAATATGGTGTATAGTCTTTAATGATTTAGAAATTAGCTATTTCTGAGTTGTTGATTCCTGTTTTTTGTTAATCTGCTGAGTAACATATGATTTTATTTGAAATTAATAATAAATAATATTATACAAATTTACCTTTGAATGTTTATCTTTGCAGCATATTTATGAACAGTTAAAATAAACGTTATGAAAAAAGTATTATTAATGTTGGCATTATTGCCAATTTTCTTTCTCACATCATGTTCTGATGATGATGATCCTGTTTCAACTTCTTATACCCTTAATTGGGAATTGGAAGATCATTCATCTATTACGACTACTGTAATGCTATTTGAGTACAATGCCGAAGGTGAGAAAGTTGCAAGTAATGCGGTTGAGTGTCATCAAGGCTTATCTAAAGTATTCAATGCAAATGAAAAAGCAGAGAAAGTGAAAGCTTATGTTAAAATGGAGGGAGGAAGTCAAATTTCCACTCGCTGGGTGCAGCAGGTATATTACTTGCAAAAAGGAAAGAACATTGACATTACAGTTAATGGGGAAACTATTATTGGAGTGAAAGAACCATAATTTCGGAAGAAAGACAAAATTCTATTGCACTTATAGTACTTACCTAGGTGGGTGCTGTTATTAGTTTAATAAACAAAAGCCGGAGTTTAATGCTCCGGCTTTTGTTTTACCCATTATTCGTCTTTACAAAGCAACCACAATAGAGGAATTGGAGAAAATTGTGGCGGAAATCAAAGAAAAATAGGGAAATGCTTGTTTTTTTGTATAGTTGTGTGTTAATTCGTAACAAATTTTAATTTGTTATGAAATGAAAAGAGCACTATTATTTGCCGCTATTTCTTTTTTATTATCAAGTTGCTCTGGGAGGGCAAAGATAAACCAGGAATACATAAATGATTCAATACGCATTGCGGATTCTATCGCATTGGCTGAATTTAAAGAGCAACATCCAGAAGAATTTAAAGAAACTCCAACTATAAACAAGGTTAAGATGTCGAATGAAGAGTTTTGCAAATCTATAACAGAACCTGAAATGGGAATACATAAAGCTTCTGTTACTGATGCAAATATGTTAATCATTGGAGTACGTCCCATCGGAAAACCTAATTTTGATGTTTTAGCCCAATCATATTTAGAAAGTGCAATAGAACATGGAGTTAATGTTAGAGCTTGTTTTGTTGTTGATGTAGATAAAGCTAAATGGCAAAAAGGGGCTGTTATAGGGGATAGAATTGGAAAAGCGTATAGATAATCAAATAACAAGTTGTGATTTACTTTCATTTTGGTATCAAAAACAGCACCTACCAAAGTAAGTGCTGTTTTTTATTGTTGGGGAGTGAATGCTGAAACTGATGTTATTAAGCGGAAAGGGTGAGATATTATCCTTTATTGGTTACTATAATTGTAATATCTCTACCGTTATTATCTAAACATTTGCGAGAAATAAGCACAACACGTATAGATGGAGTATCCCATTTGTAGAAATCACTTAAACAATCATCTTTACTTGTAGCAGAGGTGTTTGCATCTGATTTAGAAGAAACATCGCTTCCGATATTTTCAGATAAAGTGTTTGATATATTATCAATCTTATCTTTCAATTTGATAAGATCTGTATCCTGTTTTTCTTCTTTTTGTGTATAATTCAAGACGTATATTAATGCTCCATCTTCTTCTTTGGGTGATACGCTTGAACCATAAATATTTGTTATGGCTGAGTCAATTCTTTGATTTGTATAACATTGGCAAAAGATGAATAATGATAATATTAGTAGTAATTTATTCTTCATGGTATTTTGTTTTTTGCAAAACTATCTAAAAAAATTATGACTCTAAATTATTTCTCAATAATTCTTCAAATTTTATGAGAAATAACTAACAGCTTTTCACAAGAATAGGGGGCTTTCTATTATAGTATTCTTTCCTTAAATAGTTGTTTTTTAGTTCTTTTATTGGTATTTTTGCAGAGCCGTGTGATGTTGTACGGAACAATTTTTAATCGAAAAGACCTATGACTGGAATCCATTTTGATATAACTGGAGATAATTCTAATTTCATGCGTAAATTACAGGAAGCTGAGAATGGAATTAGAGCTGCCTCTAGACAAATAGAAGAGAGTGGAACGAGTATTGAAGCTCTGTTTAACCGCATGACAAGAGCTGCTGCCGTTTTTGGGGCAGGTTTCACAGCAAAAGAATTAATATCTGATATTGTCAAAGTCCGTGGCGAGTTCCAGCAATTGGAAGTTGCTTTCAACACGATGTTAGGCAGCAAAGAGAAAGCTAATGCTTTAATGTCCCAGCTTGTGAGAACTGCCGCAGTTACTCCTTTTGATTTGCAGGGTGTTGCTAATGGTGCAAAACAATTACTTGCCTATGGTGCTGCTGCAGAAGATGTAAATGAAACCCTGATTCGTATTGGTAATATAGCTGCTGGCTTATCTCAACCTCTTAGTGACTTGGTATATCTATATGGAACAACCATGACTCAGGGTCGTTTATACACACAAGACCTTAATCAGTTTACAGGTAGGGGTATTCCTATGATACGTGAACTTGCAAATGTATTTGGTGTTGCAGAGGGAGAGGTAAAAGGGCTTGTTGAAGCGGGTAAGGTTGGCTTCCCAGAGGTTCAGAAGGTTATCCATAATCTCACGAATGAGGGCGGCATGTTCTATAACCTGATGCAAGAGCAGAGTAAGACCATCACCGGACAAATATCAAATATTGAGGATGCTATAGCTACGATGTTTAATGAAATCGGTCAGGCTAATGAAGGTATCATAAATGATGCTTTGTCAGGGGTAGGGTATTTGGTTGAAAATTGGGAGTCTGTGGCTATTGCTATTGAATCTGCTGCTATTGCCTATGGCACATATAAAGCTGCAACCATGACTGCTGCCGCTCTTCAAGGTGCGGAACAGACATTAAAGGTAGATACCGAGATAGAAGGTCTAAGAGCCTTACTTATCGTTAAAGAGGAATCTAAGAATGCGGATATAGCTGCTGCGGTGGCAAGCGGGCAGCTTACTGAATCTAAGGCTGCTGAACTGGTAGTATTGAGAGAAGAACTTGCTTTGAAAATTTCAACTCTTGAGGCGGAAAATACATTGGCAGAAAAGGAATATGCTAATGCTCTTCTTAGCCTTGATGCTGCTGATAATAGATTGCGTTCTGCGCAAGATGCTGTTGACGGTATTGATGATTGGATAGCACGGGCGGAAGATTTGGGAGACGCAGAACTTGCTAACACTTATCGAATACAGCTTGCTGAAAAGAGTATAGAGCTACAATCTGCTGCCATTGCACGAAATTCTGCACAAAAAGCACTAAACGATGCTGCCACTAAGAAAAAAGCGACTTCTGAAGCACTAAACACTGTAACCACCCAAGCCAATACAGTTGCCAACAACGTTAATACAGCGTCAATGAATATAATGAAGTCGGCGGCTGTTCAATTGACTTCCATACTAAAAGGCTTATGGGCCTCACTAATGGCTAATCCTCTTCTGCTTGTTGCTGGTGCTTTTGTTGGGCTTGGCTATGCAATTTATCAAGTTGCTACAGCCGAAAGTGAGGCTGAAAGGGTAATTCGTGAGACGAATAATGCTCTTGAGGTTCAAAAGAACCATTATGAAGAGATAAAAAATAAAGCAAGTAGCCTATCAAATACTTTAAGTGATGAATCTAAGTCTGTAGAAGAGCGCTTCATAGCATATCAGCAATTGAAACGTTTAATGCCTGAGGTGTTTAAAGACATGGATTGGGAAACTGCTAAAAGAAAAACAAATACTGAACTTATCAAGCTTGAGACTGATGAGTTACTAAGACAACAGCGTATTGGGTTGAAAACCAAAGTTGTTATGTCTCAACAGAAAATACAGGGTCTTGAGAATAGTATAATAAGAACAGAAAATAGAGGTGGCTATGCTGGTGCATTGAAGGAAGATTTAGCTGCAGCTAAAAAAGAACTGGAAATTTATCAAGAAACCCTTGAAGATTTTGAAAAAGCTAAGGAAGAATCTAAAAAAGAGTCCCCAGTTGTTTATAATAAAACATATTGGGAAACGAAGAAAAAAGAAGCCCAAGAACAACTTGATGCTCTCACAGATATAGAAGCAGCCAGTAGTAAGGGTGCTGCATTGAAAGCAAAAATCAACGAGTATGACAAAAAGATAAATGCTTTCTCTACCAATACAACTAAACAAGAAAATCAAGCTAAAAAACTGCGCCAGCAGCAAGAGAAGATTACCGAACTTGAACGCAAGCAGTCTATCGAACGTCAGCGCAAGACTATTGATTTGGAAAACCAAGCAGCTCAAGCTAAAATTAATGCGATGACTGACGGCTATGAAAAAGAAAAGGCTCAGCGTGATTTGAATAACAAGATAGAGATTCAGAATGTTAAGCGTCAGAAAGAAGACTATATTCGTGCTGAAATACAAGCTCAAAAAGAAATCTTCGATGCCAAAGAAGATTTAAAAGCCAAGCAGTCCAAAGGTTATGTAAAAAAGATATTTGATGCTTCTACTGTTAATGTAGACGAAATCATTGCAGCATGGGATAAGATTGTAGCTCATACAGAAATTAAACAAGGATTAGATGAATGGCAAGAGCGTGAGGATGCGATGAATAAATATCTAATGGGGTATGGAACATTTTCCCAGAAAAAGGCTGCAATTGATAAGAAGTTTCAAGACGATATCAACAAGGAGACTTCGCTTGGGGCGAAGAATGCTCTTCAAAAGCAATGGAATGAAGCTATATCTTCTCTCAAAGTAGATAAATTGAAGCAAGAGATTAATTGGGAGATGGTATTCGGAGACTTAAGCAATGCCTCCAAGGAAAGTCTTGATAAGATTAAAAAGCAACTCAAAGAGTTTAGGGAAAGTCAGGAATACCAATCAATGGATATCGACCAAAAGAAAATCATTGATGAATCATTAAATAAGATACAAACGACCTTAATTGATAAAGGAGGGTTATTGGGAGGTTTGCCGGAGCAACTTGATGCGCTCCGTATTGCACAAGAAGAACTGATTAAGGCTCAGGAAGAATATAATGATGCCCTCAAAAACGGCACAGAGAGCGAACAAGAGGCTGCTTTAATCAAAAAAAACAATGCAGAAAAAGGTGTTCAGAATGCACAAACAAATGTAAGTCAATCAGCCGAGAAAGCGACAAGTAACGTTGCTACTTTAGCCAATGTAATAACAGACCTTGGCAGCAATTCCCAAATGTCTCTGTCACAGGTTGGACAATTGGCGGGAACGCTTGCTGATACTTTCTCTGAATCTGGAAAGAAGATAGGAGGGATTATCAGTGCGATATTCTCTGCATTGGATTCTATTGGTGAACAAGGCCTTGACGGCTTTTTAGGAAATATATTTGACTCTATTTTTAATGCGGCTTATGGTGCATGGGATACTGTGTTCGGGTGGACAGGACTCGATTTTGGTGGTGAAAGTGACCCACAACTGCAAAAAGATATTGAGAATCTTACTCAATCCAATCAAGACTTGGAAATGGCTATTGACAATCTTGCTGATAAAATGGAGTCTACTTCTGTTGTGGAATCTACCGAAGTGTATAACCAACAGAAGTCCAATTTGGAGCAACAGATGCGTAATACCCAAGAAATGATGCGAAGAAGTGCAGAAGCATATAGCAATGGTTTCTTAGGTATGGGAGGTAGCCATTCTTCAAATAAGAAAATAAATAATGCCATGTCTTCAAGCGACTGGGCACGCATTAGTGGTGTTGTCGGTCATACAGTTAATAATGCCAGTGATTTCTGGAATTTAACGAGCGAGCAGATGGCGAAAGTTGCATTGGAAGCCACTGACTTATATACTAAAATTAAGAATTCAGCCGATGATGGATACCGAGACGCCGCTCAATACATGGATTCTTACATATCATACTACAAGGAACTTGAGGAACTTCAGAATGCCTATTATGAGAAACTTACTTCTACATCTTTTGATTCGGTAAAAGATAACTTTCGCACCTCATTACTTGAAATGAAAGATAACGCAGAAGCGTTTACGGAGGATTTTGAGGAGATGATGCAAAATGCTCTGCTTGAAATAATGATGACCGGTGTATATGATAAGAAGCTCCAAGAGTGGTATACTAATTTTGCCAAAAGCGTAGAAAGCGATAAAAAGCTTACACCAGAAGAGATGGAGGCTTCCAAACAAGATTATTTAGACATTGTTGAAGAAGCTAAGGCTGAATGGGAAAATTATCAGAAAATGTTTGGATGGTCTGACTCTACTTCAGATTCTACCAATGATTCTTTTGATTCATTTATTAGCCAAATGGAAAGCTCTCTGAATAGCTTGGAACTAACCGCTAAAGGCGTATCCGATAATATCTATGACTACTTCCGCCAAGCTATGATAAATGCTCTGTATGAAAAAGAATACAAGAGCAAGATGGAAGAGTTATATAAGAGCTTTGAAGACCTTTCAGCAGACGGATTATCTGAGAGTGATATGGTGCAACTTGGCTCCCAAGTAGACCAGTACATTGAGCAAATGATGAAGGGTGTAGAGGACGTTAATAGTTTGTTTGCTGATAAACTAAAAGATAATGAAGACCTACAATCATTCGTTGATAATGTCAAGTCTGCCATGTCCAGTATCGAAGCAACCGCCGAGGATGTGACAGATAATATCTTTGAATACATCCGCCAGCAGATGGTTGAGAAGATGTTCGCCGATACCTTCCAACCGCAGATAGAAGAGTTCTACAAGAAAGTTCAGGAAGCAATGTCCGACGGTGATATAACCGACGCTGAAAAAGATGCATTGAGAAACGAAGCGGAGAAGTTGGCTAATGATATCGTAGCCGCTAAAGACATCTTATCTGATACTCTTGGAATCACCAGCAAAAACTTGCAGAAAGAATTGGAAGAGGAATTCAAGTCGTTCTCTGATGGCATACTAAACTCCTTGTACAATGCAGAAGTGACAGCCGAGTCCGTCGCCAAGGACATTGCCGAATCCATGCGTAAGGAACTTATTGAAGCCATGTACATTGAACAGTACGAGCCACGTATCAAAGCCATCTGGGAGAAATGGAAAGAATATTCTGCTGATGGACTCGTTACCGATGAAGAGCGTGCTAATATCAAAGCAGATATTGACGAGATAGGCAAAGAGGTTGCTGACGCTGCAAAAGAAATCAGCGACGCTTGGAAAGATTCTGGTGAAGAAGTCAAGAAAGCCTTTGAGTCCTTCTCCGATAGTATCAAGTCAGTTCTTTATGGTGCGGAAGCCACTGCCGAGGATGTAGCCAACAATATTTATCAGTACATGCGTAACGCCTTGGTTGATTCTATGTTTACCGCTCAACTCCAACCTCAGATTCAGGCTTGGTATGACAAATATACCGAGTTTATGAAGGACGGTGCCATAGATACCGCCGAGCGTAAGACTCTGGACGAAATGATAGCTGAGATTCAGAAAGCCGGTGTTGATATCGTAGATGCTGCCAACGCTCTGTTTCCAACGCTTGATACGGGTGCAATAAAGCGTGCGGAAGAAGCCGCACAAGAGGCTGAAAACGCAAGGAATGAGGCAGAGCAGGAATGGGAATCTTTCTCTGATAGTATATTAGACTCTCTGTATGACATCGAAGCTACCGCCGAGGATATATCTGACGACATGAGCGAATACATGCGAAAGGCTCTCATTAAAGCCATGTATGTGGAAAATTTCAAGCCTCAGATGCAAAAATGGTACAATGAATGGCAAAAAGCCATGGGAGACGACAACCTGACTTCCGAAGAAAAACAGCTCCTTGACTCCATGAAACAGACGATGGTTGATGATATGAAGAAGGAAGTGGATGCTATTAACCAGTTCTTTGGAACCATGTTTTCACAGCAGGCGAGTAGTAAGGGTTTTGAAGCCATGTCACAAGATACAGGTGAGGAACTTAACGGACGTTTTACTGCATTGAATGAAAGTAGTGAAAGGATCAGAGCTGAATCTGCCATAACAAATGATTGGTTAGTAATGATTTATGGCGCAATGCTAGGTATTGATTATACTTCTCCCTCCCTGCCCCTTGTTTCGTCAGATAGTGACATAAAGAACAGTATGTTATCTGTAATCACAAGTATGAATTCTTTGGTTGTGTCCTCTTCTGACAATAATGGTGTGCTAAATGAAATCAGAAATATAATGTTATTATCAAATGGTTACTTAGAGGATATTTCGACGTATACAAAGAAAATATTAGATGAGTTTAGTTTACGTCTTTCAAATATAGATAGAAATACGCAAAATTGGTAAGTATGAAAGATGATTTATTTATAAATGGGAAAGATGCTTATATCACATGGGGAATAAGCATGGATAATACATCATTATCTGCATTGATGACTCCTGCCCCTAATAAAGAATTTATAGAAAATAAGTCAAGATTAGAGGATGGTAAACAGGTTATTATGGATAATCCTAAAATTGATGAGAGGAACATTACCCTTGCTATCAATCTAACAGCAAGGAATGAAGATGATTTTTTTGCTAAGTATGAGAGCTTTTGTGAGGAACTTGCTACCGGTACATTGAATATAAGGACCAGATACCAACCTGACGTGATGTATCGGACAATATATATATCATGCAATCAGTTTACTCAGTTCATGCGTGGCATTGGAAAATTCACCTTGAAATTGTGTGAACCGTTGCCTACCAAGGAAGGACGAAAAGTATTGTAATTTATTTGATATTTCAAATAACATTATTTAATTTTGTATCAAACATCGTATGAAGGTATACGAAACCATATAATGATCGATATTAAAGACATACAAGGCAATACCCGCTTTTCAACTGGTATCAATCCCGGTGCAAAAGGCAAGTTCTCTTTAATGAAGGAGGACTATGTCGTACTACCTTTTAATACTCTGTCCCCAATCGATTTCCAAGTAGGTGATTACGTAGATTTGCGTGGTGCTTTGGACGCTTCATTGGGCGGTAAACTGGCTAAAATCTATCAGATTGTAGATATTCCCTATCCGACCTACAAGAATGGAGGCTACTCCTATGAACTTCGTCTTGACGCTTATTATTTCAAGTGGAAAACAAAGATATTCAAGTACACTCCGGAGTACGGAGGACAGGAAGCGTCCTGGAATCTCACGGCTTCACTGGATGTCCAGATGGGTGTATTCCTTCGCAATTTGAAAGCTCTTGGTTATAAATATGAGGGAAAAGACTTCGTGTTTTCCATTGACGATAGTGTCGAGAACTCCTCCAAGTTGATGACCTATGACAATACCAACCTCATTGATGCCATGTTCAGCATGGCTGATAACTGGGGTTGTGATTGCTGGGTAACGGACCATGTCATCAACTTCGGACGCTGTGAGTTCTCCGACGCTGTTAAGATAGAACTGGATAAAGAGGCCAAGGACATGAGCCGGAGTGACAGCAAGGGAACTTACGCCACAAGAATCTATGCGTTCGGTTCAACAAGAAACATCCCGACCAACTATCGCCCGGTAGACCAGACCACTGTTGTCAACGGTATCGTCCAGAAACGCCTTATGCTTCCTGCTGGTATTCCATACGTAGACGCCCGCGAGGGTTTGACCGATTTGGAAGCCATTGAAGCCGTTGTTGTATTCGATGATATCTATCCCAAGCGAGTGGGCGAAATCACCGGTGTAAGCTCTTATGAGAGCGAGGTAGATAATGAAGACGGTACGAAGACGAAAGCTACCTTCTACCGATTCAAGGATTCAGGCATCAACTTCTCGAAGGAGTACATCCTTGAAGGACAGGAACTCAAAATCAGGTTCGAATCTGGTAAGCTCAATGGAATGGAATTCGGAGTTGCTTTCAATCCTCTTGGCTTGACCGAGAAGAACGACGACGGCACATTCAACCCGGATGCCCAGCTTTGGGAGATTGTGCAGAACGAGGACTACGGCCGTCCCCTGCCGGATGAAGTTCTTTTCCCTGCTATCGGAGATAAATACGTCCTCAGTGGTTGGAATGCCGAGAAGATAACGGAGCTTGGCCTTGTTGCCACTGCCGAACAAGAACTACTTGCTGCCGCCAAGAAATATGTTGCAAAAACCTGCATCGACGACGGCGCCTATACAGCTACATTGAACTCCATCTGGGTACATGGTGACCCAATCAATCATAGCTTCGACATTGGACAGCGCATCAACCTGATTAATCCTGCCTATTTCAAGGGTGGACGCTTGTCCCGTGTCATCGGCTTTGAAATCAAGCTTGACAAGCCTTATGATTCTCCCCAATATACCATCGGTGAAAGTACTGCTTATTCCCGCCTTTCCGATATTGAAACGCAAGTCGAAGAGTTGACTTTCAAAGGGCAGACTTTCACCGGTTCGGGAGGTAGCAATATCTACGTCATCAAGACCAACGACGCTACGGCCGCCAGTAACTTCAATGTATTCTCTGCCTTGCGTACACTCAGGATGTTCCTAAGAAAGGACTTCCCCGATGTGGCGGAAGAGATTATCACATTCCTCAAGGGACTATTGATTGGTAAGAACGGCAGTGGTATAACTGTACGTGAAGACGGTACTTCTCAGGCTGTTGTCGATCGTCTGTATGTGAAAATTAAGGCCGTCTTTGAAGAACTGCAGGTCAAGAAAGCAACCCATGTTGGCGGCGAACAGATTATCACGCATGCCGGCATGAAGTGTATCCGCGTAGAGGAACTGGAAGATGTCTATAGATGCTACTTTCTTGCCGAACAGGAAGGTGAAGCAATTGCGAACGAATTCAGTGTTGGCTCATTTGCGCAGGCCAAGGAATGCAACATCGTTGACGGTACCACCCTTAATGCATCCAACCGCTACTACTGGCGTGAGGTCATGGAGGTGGGGCGTGATTATATTGACCTTTCCAAGACTATCTGTGACGAGGGAAGCGATATCCCCCAAGCAGGTGATGACATTATCGGTTTGGGACACCGTACGGATGTGGACCTCCAAAGTGCGATTGTTCTGTCATCCACTAACGAGACATCCCCATCCATCACCTTCTACGCTGGTATCAATGATTTCAACCTGACAGAGAAAGACATCATCTCCTTCGGGCTTGACAAGTCCACAGGGCATGCATATATGAAGGTGTACGGTACTTCCTATATCGGTGCCCGTGACGAAAGTACTTACATCAAATATACCCCGGAAGGTGGAGTCGAAATTAAGGGGCGATTTCTTACCATGGCCGGCGAGGATATCTTAACGATGTTTACCGTTATTGAAGGGTTGATAAAGTCTGAAATCTCATCCGTGCGCGATGAAATCAATGCCCTTGACAACTACCTGAACAATGCGTCTTTTGCCGCAGATATGCAGTATTGGACCGGTAGCAGCAACATACGCATCTTCCGCGTAGATGGTCGATTGCTGTACTTCAATAACAACTTTTACGCGAACAAGGAATCTTTCGCCGATATTGTAACTGAAGGGGTTAAGAGTGTACTCCGCCTTAAGAACAGCTACATCGAACAGGTCAATTCAGACTTTTACCGTCATCCTGATTTTGAAGTGTCTGAGGAAACTTTCCTTAAACGTGCCCGACAGTTTGGAATTGCTTTCAAATACCTTGTAAAGCGTCCCGGTACTCTCACCGTCCATTTTAAGAATGAGAACAAGGACGGCTTTGAGGAATACGATTCAATCTCTTTCTCAAAGGACCTGTATCCTACAGGTGAGTTCAAACCGATGGATATTATCGGCAAATGGAATGGAACCGGTGATTTTTATATGTCTTTCACCGGTGACATCTATATCTATTCACTGACCCTAACCGATGACGCTCTTGCTGACTTACGTGAGGAGTTCAACATGCGTTTTGAGCTTACTGATAAGAAGATTCAGGCGAACCTTGACGAAATAAAGAGTACTGCAGGTAAGCTTGAAGAGTATCACAGCGAATTCCTGCTGACTGCACGCAATCTTGAAGCCAAGTTCACAGAGGACCTGACGAATACCGAGAGTCGTGTAACGGAAGCCTATGCCTCCGCCATTGATTTGTCTGCCCGTGGATTACGTGCTGAGTTCTCATCTTCTCTTTCCGACTTGGATGGAAAGCTGACGAATCATCTTTCTTCTTTCCACGTGACTGCAGAAAAGATAGATGCAATGGTATCTGCTACCGATTCCATCAACAACAGAATCGCTTCCGCCGGATGGATTACCACTGCTGACGGAAATAAACTATGGGCGACCATCTCTACTGTGAATGGCATTGATGGCCGGTTAACTTCTCATGAAGCCTCCTTCCATGTGACCGCCCAGAAGATAGAAGGGATTGTTGCGGACATAACCGAACAAGGGACCAACTATTCTAAACTGACCCAAACTGTCAGTGGTATTTCTGCTAATGTATCAGATGTTACTGGTAAGTATTCCACTTTGAAGATTGAAGTCGATTCTATTAGGGGGATTGTCGGCGACGGCTCCGGTGGAACTTTCAGTGAGTTCCAGCAATCCATCCGAGAGATAACACAGAGGGTAACAAGTGTGGAAGGTGGATTAACTAGCCATGAGGGAAGCTTCCATGTAACTGCTGAGAAGATTGAAAGCTTGGTTACCGCAACCAACAGTCTGAAAGATACGGTGGAAGAACACTCATCGGCCATTAGCCAGACGAGCACCCGGATAGATCAGTTCGTTCAGAAAATCACCTTTGACACGAAAGGCAATATCACCAATATCGACCGCGCCGGTTTAGTGACAGAGAGTAACATCGCTACTGTATTTGCCCAGAAGGTTGACCCGTATGGCGAAATAGTCAGACGTGCTGAGATTAGTGCGTTCATCACTGAGGATAAAGCCGGAAATCTCATTTCTAATGCGACAATTCAGGCTGATAAGATAAACTTCACCGGAAAGACTATCATTAACGGTAAGTTCATAGTTGATACAAACGGTAATCTAACTCTAGATACTATCTCCGTTAAGAATGTCAATAAGCCTACCGACCCTTTCTATATCGATAGCAAAGGTGTCTTCCATGGAAAGAATGTAGTAGTGGAAAGCGGAACATTCAACGGTACCATCACTGCCAATGACGGTAATCTTGCCGGTTGGATAATCGACGTTGATTCTATCCATAAGAATAACGTGGTACTTGGTTCGGACGGTTCAATATACAATCAAAATGGTTCCTGGTATTTGGGCAACAACAACACCGGTTATCTGGCTAATGGCAATATAACTTGGGATACTTCCGGTGATGTGGTGCTGAATAATATGACAGCAAATGGAACGATCAATGCTTCCAGTGGACGGATAGGTAGTGACCTGTATTTGCACAGTAGTGGTATATCTACCAATCCGAATAATCAGTTAGTGGACTTTAACGATGAGACCAGTCAATTCTCATTAAGTAAGTCTTATTATATGCATGGCATAATGGAGAATAAATATTTGAATATGCTTACCATTAGGCCTTATTGCTTTAAGGAAAGTGAACCCGGGTATTCTACATCTCCTGCCGTTCTTAGCATCTCTGCTGCCATTGAAGGTCGTAAACGGGCGATACATGTATCTGCCGGTGAATCCTACTTTGGTGACAAATGTAGTTTTGCCGGTGATATGATGATCTATGGAAAGTTGACTACTCCTTCTTCTCGTGCGTTAGAAATCGATGCTCCTGTGTCAACACGTGGTGTCAATACGCGCTTTATCACAGCATCCGGAAGTGTCAATGTGCATGATGACTTTCTGCGTTTTACCAGCAATAGTAATATAACAATGACAATGCCTTCTCCTTCGTCTTGTCCCGGAAAGGTTTATTATGTCAAGCAGACCGCCGGTAGTGTCACTTTTACAAATGGACCGTTCGTAGCTCCTAATGGTTGGGATACGAATAGTACCTACAAACTTACAGGGACATACTCCATGATGTTGGTTTCCGATGGCAGTAGTTGGTTCTTCTTTTATTGTGGATAGTTTAATTATAATTTATAAGAATATGAAAATCAATTTTAGGCAAATCGAAGCACAGACTTCGTTCGAGGGTGGAAAGCAAACTTTCGATGCTGCCGAAACAATCGGCAATGAAATGATGTACAATGGCAGTATCCTTCTGGATATTGGCTTTGAAGAACTTGCGAAGGAAATCTATTATTCAAAAGGTGAGGTAGAAATCCCTGAACGCTACTGTAAGGCACTTGAACTTGTTGTTAAGAACTCGCGTCTTATCGCTGCCGTAAAACGTGTAATCATTAATCAATTGGGCAAGAACTGATTAATGGAGACCTTTTGAAAATATTAATCATAAATTATAGGAGAAACAATTATGTCAATCAATTATACAGAACAGTTTGAGACAAAGAAAGCGACTACGAACGTTGCAGGTATCAATGCCGATTACCGCATCGACTATCTTGTAAGAAACCCGGCTGGCAGACCTGTTGACAGTATCACTGCTACCATCTATCAAGTATCTGCTGAAGGTGAGACTCAAATGGAGAAAATGTCCCGTGTGGGCAATGCCTGTGTAGATGTTGAAAGTAACCGTAGCTATTTTGCTATTGAAAAGCTTTCTCAGGTTAGTGCCGGTAATCAGTCTGCCATTGCAGCACAGTATTTTTCCGATGTCAAATCCATTTTAATCCCAGAAGTGTAATCTTATGGTACTAGATTCAAACCAGTTTAACCAGCTTGTAGAAGAGGTAAAGAAAGCCCTTCTTACTGGCTCACAGGGTGTCGGTGATGTCGAGGTAGTCGATTCTCTGACCAATATTGTGAGCCTGCCTGCTCTTCGCCTTTCGGGTATGGAAGAATCTGTTGTCGAAGCTCCACTGGAATTGTTATCTGCTCCTGCTGAGGAAGCTGCTAAGGAAGTGCGCAAGGCTGAAGCAGAACGTGTGATTGTGGAAAAAGCCCGTGAAGAAGCCGAGAAATCGCGTGTAACTGCTGAAGGTTCTCGCGTATCTGCTGAAACTACGCGTATCAATGCCGAAAAGGGCCGTGTGACAGCCGAAGGTCTCAGGAAAACAGCAGAAACAGAACGAGGTGAAGCTGAAACGGGCAGACAGACATCTGAGAGTACCCGTATTGTAGCAGAATCCGGACGTGTCGATGCTGAATCCAAACGGGTTACCGCCGAAGATGGACGTAAAAATGCTGAGACTGTGCGGACCAGTGCAGAGTCAACCCGGCAGACAAATGAAACAGGTCGTGTGGATGCTGAAAAGAGCCGTGTCACTGCGGAAGGTGCTCGTATGACGGCTGAGAGCGGACGGGTTACTGCAGAGAATACCCGCGTTACATCTGAGGATGCGCGTAAGAGTGCAGAAACGGACCGCCAAACAGCCGAGACCGCCCGGGGGAATGCTGAAAGTGGTCGTGTTTCCGCAGAAAGTAAACGGGTGACTGAGTTTGCTACCCTCAAGAAGGAATCGGAAACAGCTACAGCAAACGCTACTGACACGGCGGAACATCCTACCTACATCGGTGTAGACCACTATGTATACCAATGGGATAAGTCCACAAAAAAGTACGTTAAGACGGATATCTATGTTAAAGGTAAGCCGGGAGATACGTTCACTCCTCTTGGACGATATGATACACTTGCCGCCTTGAAAGCTGCTGTTCCTGATGGTTCCGGTATTAGCGGTTTCTATGCTGTGGGTACTGCTTTACCCTACACATATTACGCATGGTATAACGGTGACTGGCAAAGTCAGGGGCGATTACAAGGAGAGAAAGGCGATAAGGGAGAGAAAGGGGATACAGGAGCACAAGGTCCTCAAGGCGTACAAGGTCCACAGGGGATAAAAGGTGATACCGGTGCAACAGGACCGCAAGGAGTAAAGGGCGATACTGGTGCCACTGGCCCTCAAGGGCCTAAGGGTGATACAGGAGCGACCGGTCTTCAAGGTCCCAAAGGAGATATCGGTCCACAAGGAGCTACAGGTCCTGCTGGTGCGAAAGGCGCAACAGGTGCAACCGGTCCTGCCGGAACGACACCGACGATTGGTTCGAATGGTAATTGGTATCTTGGGGCTACCGATACAGGAAAACCTTCAAGAGGTGCAACTGGAGCTACGGGTGCACAGGGTGCCAAAGGTGATACGGGCCCACAGGGGGCTACCGGCCCGGCCGGAACGAATGCAACCATTACCGGTGCGTCCGCAACAGTAGATGCCAATGTCGGCACTCCTGCAGTAACAGTTTCTCTTGGTGGTACTGCTTCTGCTAGAACCTTTGCTTTTGCTTTCAAGAATCTGAAGGGGGCAACCGGTGCTACCGGACCACAGGGGGCTACAGGTCCGCAAGGTGCGAAGGGTGCTACGGGTGCACAAGGTCCTCAGGGTGTTGGAGACCCGACTGTCACGGGTGCCAATACGGTTACAACCCTTGCTTCTTTGCCTGTATCCAAGAGAAGTATTGTCGCTACCCTTGCTTCTGCTACAAATCTGTCTGTTGCAAGTGGTATGTCAGTAGGGCAAGACTTGTATATTCGTTGTAAAGCAACGGCAACTTTCATTCAGCCTATACCTAATAGTGGAGCGTACACTTCGATGTCAGGCTCATCGCTAAGTGTTGTTTCGGGAGATGTTTTTGAGATTAGCATTTGGTGCTATGCAGCAGGTGCGTACTCTATATCCGTAAAAATAAAAGAATAACGATTATGAGTATTATACAAAGAAGGGCGGATTCAGGTGTAAAAAGTGGGAAATATGTAGCAGCTATATATATGGGTAAACAATTCTTTTCTACAGATTATGGAATGAGTTTTACTGAGAAGAAATGTAATTTTATCTATCTGCCTGCATCAGTTGTTATATTAGAGGATACAGGTGATGTATTTGTAGCTACTCGTGGTAGTATAAATAATATATATGTTTCGAGAGATGGTTTGGTTACCACTAATCTCATTAAGCCCAATACTTTATTTGAAGATATAACAGGGATGGATATTACTAAAGATGGAAACACCCTATTTGTATTAGGTGAATATCAATATTTACGTAAAATTGATATTCAAACGAACACTATCATTGAGGGAAACCAGTTAAACGTTGATTATAAAATGCATAAATTAGCTGTATCAAGGAATGGTAGATATATAGTAATTGCTGGGGATTCATTTATGTATGGTTCTAATGATTATAGTTTGACTTTGAAACTGTCAAAACAAATAGAGTACCCATATTCAACTAGTAATAAATTAAATGATATGGTGATGAGTGGTGATGGTAAGTATATCTTCTATTCTTTTAAAAGTGGTTCTCTTGATTATAATGGAATCTTTAGGGTACATTGTGATGATTGGGATACAGTAGACCGGATTTCTGTGGCTGAGATTAATAACTATTATATACCCACTCAGATATGTGTGTCCCATACAGGAAAGCATATTATACTAATATATGGCAGTAGTCAAGGAAATTGGATATCCCACGATTTTGGTAGGAGTTTTACCAGACTGGCTGGTATGGATTATGCAAACCAGTTTGTAATGTCATCCAATGGTAAATATATTTATTGTATAAATGGTTCTGCATTATATAGGTCTGCAGATTATGGGAACACTTTTTCATTGACACTATCTGGGATTAATAGTTCTTATATGATTGCAATAAGTAAGTAATTAAAATTCCGTAATTATGTTATATGTAAATATCAATTCCGTAAGTAAAGTTATTAATCTTGATTTTGAGCTTGATGATAACTATGAAGTAGGTACAACCTATGAGGACTACCTTGATGGTAAGTGGGTTAAACTAAACGAGGAACAAGAAGCGTTCTATAATGCTAATCCGTCAGCTTCTATAAAAGAAGTGTTTGGCTGTGAACTAAGGCCTCCCTATGTACCTACTATCGAAGAGGTGAAGAGCCTGAAAATCTCTCAGATAATCGAGTACGACCAATCGGATGCTGTGAATCAGTTTACCCTTGGTGGCAAGCGGATGTGGCTTGATAAAGATACCCGTGTCGGTCTTGTAAATTCAATTAATATCGAGCAGACAGCCGGGAAAGAAACGACTGTGCTATGGTATGATGCAACAAAGTATGTCATTCCAATACCGCTTGCTCTGTGGATGCTTTCCTCTTTAGAATTGTATGCGCTGGATTCCTATAATGCGACACAAGAGCACATTGCATCTGTCAAAGCACTTGCGACGAAGGAAGAAGTAGAAGCCTATAACTATACTTCTGGTTATCCTGACAAATTAGTGTTCAACCTTTAATCAATAATGATATGATTTACTTATACCTTATATCGTTGATATTCCTCACTATGTACATAGTGTATGCGGTGAGTGTGTGCGGAGTGCCTTGGTCGCTCTCTGATACTTATTATCAGTTGAAGAAGCGAAACCGTCCGGCATGGCTATTCCAGATGGCTATGATTATTCCTGCTATGTTATTAATGCCGGTATGGTTGGAGTGTTCAACAGGCAATACTCAGTTCTTGGCTTTCCTCGCTTGTGGAGGATTGATGTTCGTAGGGACGGCACCGTTATTCAGGGAGGAATTTCAGTCGAAGGTTCACTATACAGGAACTGTCATCGCAGGACTGGCGACAATATTTTGGGTATGCTTCTCCGGAATGTGGTATCTTCCTGTTGTTGCTTTTCCTATTGCTGGGATTATTATACTGAAATATAGTAAGTGGTTGTTCTGGGTGGAGCTTGCGGCGTTTGTTTGCGCTTATGTCGGGATATTGATTAGCTTGATATAAAAAAATCCCATCCTACTTTCACAAGCCAGGTGGGATTCGAATAGCGTTAGCTATCCTAAAGCGATGCAAAGGTAGTATTAATTATTAGAAAAAAGACACAGTGGAAGAGAAATCCGTTCATCAGGCAGTTGCCGGAATATTTGGCCCGATAGCCGGTAGTTTCGTCATGGACAGCCTACAGTTAATGATACCGTGGTTGATAGCTATGTTTTGCGTGATTATCTGCGATTTGGTTACTGGGGTGAGAAAGAGTATGCTAATAGGAGAACATGTACGATTTAGCCGGGCATGGCGCGCCACAATGGGTAAAATGGTGACGTATTTCTCTTTCGTGGTAATGGTGGTAATGGTGAACCGAGCTGCCGGTGGAAGCCTGCATATTGATACTTATGCGTGTCTGTTTGTCTGCTTCATCGAAGGGTGCTCTATTTTCAGCAATATCCTGAAACCTAAAGGGTATAATCTTAACGTAGCAAAAGCTATCGGAGTATTCTGCAAAAAGGTATTCAGTATAGAAAAGGAAGACATTGAGGATGTGATAACTAAAAATAAGGAGGAAAAGAAATGATTGATGGAATTAAAGGACCGGCAGGGGCAAGAGGTCCAATAGGGGTAGTCTCCCATGGGTATATTGGTTTGCGTCTTCCCCGATTGAAAGACTTACGTGAACAATTTGAGGCAAGTCGTGAAATCGTAGAGAGGGTTATTAATATGCCCTATGCTCAATATAAGGCACAATATGAAGAAGAAGTAGTAAAGGAAGAAGCCTACGAAGCCGCATTGGAGAAAGGCTTTCAGGGTAGCTTTGACAAATTCAAATACACTGTTCAGGATGAGAACGGAGTTGATGGTTGGTTGGGGCGTAGTAGTAGGCAAATGTATGAGCACTTGGTTACAGAAGGATTCTATTGTGGTACTTATGAAGAATTCCTAAAGTTTGAAGAACGGTGTTATTGGACTAAGAGGCTAGTTCCGATAAATCCAGATGCATCGAAGTTCTTTGATTTTACTCCAAGGAAGCCGAGTGAGCAAGAGTTAAAGGAACAGTATCAAAAAGTTCTTGGAATGTATTATCGTGGTACATTTGAGAACTTTAAGAGGTTCAAGGAGAAGTACAGTTTAGGGGGCCGCGGTCCCAAAGGTCCTACTGGGAATCCGGGGCTGACTGGACGCAGCAAAACAGAAGAATCTCCTGTATTGAGAAGTTATAATCTTGCTGTCAAAACAGGTGACTTTCAAGGTAGCTTTGAAGAGTATGGAAAGATGATGGAAGGTAGGCCTAAGGGACCAACTGGACTATCAGCGGGGCCCGGATTAGTTGGCTACTCCCGAAGTTCAACATCTATAATGGATGATACTGGCTTCCTCAAACTTGATAAGAAGGAGAAATTGAACCATATGTATGAACGCGCAAAATCAGAAGGTTGGTATAAAGGCACTCTTGATGATTTCCGAAAATTTGAGGATCGTTCACATTGGATTCCTTATCATAAGTTCAATAAAGATATTGATATCCACTTGGATGAATCTCAATTACAGCATAAAAGAGAAAGTTATGAGCTTGCCTTGAAACTTTTTTATCGTGGTACATTGGAAGCTTTTCTTCTGTTTACTGCTAATTACTGTTGGGGACCAGTAAGAAAAGATACTTATATTGACTGAATTTTTCTTTAGAAAACAAAACGATAGGAGAAAATGAAATGAAGTATTTTACAATCGCCGAGCTGTGTAAATCATCCACAGCCGACCATTTAGGCATCGATAACCGGTGTAAGAAAGAACATGTAGTCAATATGACTGCATTAGTAGATAACGTACTGGACCCATTACGGGAGGCATACGGGAAACCTATACGGGTGAACAGTGGTTTCCGTTGCCCGGCATTGAATAAGGCTGTGAAGGGTTCAGCTACAAGCGACCACATGACTGGGCGGGCGGCAGACATCACTGGTGGAAGCCCGAAGGAAAATAAACGGTTATTCTATCTGATTCAGGAGCTTGGTCTCCCCTTCGACCAATTGATTGATGAGAAGCACTTCTCATGGGTACATGTCAGTTACCGTGAAGGGGAAAATCGTAAACAGGTGCTTGCGCTATGAAAAAGCTGCCGTGGATATTAGCCATATTACTGGCTGTGGCTTGTGTGGCGACCTGGTTCCGTCCGTATGAGCCTCTTCCGGCAGAAGTCCGGCGGGACACGGTTACCATTGTAGATACTGTAAGAGATACGATATTGGACCCATATCAAGTCGAGGTTATTCGCTTCGACACTCTTTGGTTCCCACTTCTAATAGATGATGGAGAGGTTGATAGTGTGCCTTTTTCTATACCTATTGAGAGTAAAGAGTATAGGACAGAGCAATATCGGGCTATCATAAGCGGGTATAGGCCCAGCCTTGATTTTATGGAGACATATAACATTACGCAGAATATTACTACCACACCGAAGAAGAAACGTTGGGGATTGGGCTTGCAGGCTGGGTATGGAATGCCGGGTGGATGGTATGTTGGGGCTGGGGTGAGTTATAATCTGTTTCAATGGTAGAAATTATATTATAGTATAAAGTAGTTTATCTATTGTTTTTTAATTTATTGTTTAATAAATGGTAGATATTCTTTTATTATTAAACTAATATTCTTATATTTGCTAAAAAATTAAACTTTATATGAAGAACAGAATAAAAGAAGTCCTAAGAGAAAAAGGAATAACTCAAAAAGAGGTAGCAAAGATTATTGGTATGTCCGAAGTTGGATTGAGTAAAGCTATTAAAGGAAGTGCAACGCAAGAAACTATTAATAAAATAGCAGAGGCTCTGAATGTCTCTTCTGATATTCTAATCCTAAAAGAAAATATTCTGCTTGCTGAATATGGGTCTGATAAAACTCCTTTGAAACTTGGAGACTTAGAAATCCCATGCTATGTATTAGAAGATGGTACTAGAGTTTTTTCTGGTCGTGGTATCCAAAGAATATTAACAGGAGAAAGCAAATCTGGTGGATGGCTTTCAAGGTTTACTAAAAGGTCTGATTTATCTAATTATTTTTGTTCCAGGGATAATGATATTCTATCAAGAATAGAAAATCCAATTAAATTTACTCAAAAAGGAGGAAGAGACAATGTATTAGATGCTTATGGATATGAAGTGACTATTTTAATAGACATTTGTTCTGCTGTTATAGATGCAAATCGTGCCGGGGATTTTAATGATACAACCATTGTTCGTAATGCGGATATAATAATTCGCTCTGTTGCAAAAGTTGGTATCATAGCTCTTGTTGATGAAGTTACTGGATATAATAAAGACAAAAGTAGAGCGAAAGATGAACTCCAACAATTTCTTAATAAATTTATAAATAGGGAAATGTCGAAGTGGATTCGTACTTTTGATGATGACTTTTTTGAGATGCTTTACAAGTTGCATAATTGGAATTGGAGTAAAACAAATAAGCATCCCGGTGTCGTTGGTTATTGGATAAATGATATTGTTTATGAAAGGCTTGGCCCAATGGTTTTGACAGAATTGAGAAAGGTTAATACAAAGAATGAAAATGGAAATAGGAAAGGAAAACACCATCAATTTTTATCATCAGAAATTGGACATCCAAAATTAAAAGAACACCTTGCTGCAATTCAGGCTCTAGGAAAGGTTTCAGGATATAATCTTTCAAAGTTTATGCAAATGCTTGATATGGCGTTTCCAAAACAATATCAGCAGTTAAATCTATTGTTTCCGGATGATGACTGTGAAATCGTTGAAGAAAAATGAAATGTATCGTAGAAGTTACTTATCATTTGAGAAGTGCTGCACTGGCTTCTCGTCAGGACTTTTATCCCTAAAATCTCATACCTTCTCCAGTTGTAGTCTACTGAAGTAGAAGTAATTCATCATTGATGAATTTGAGCCTCGATTCGTAAGGGGCTTTTTTGTTTTTGATTTTCAAAGTTTATCCGTATTTTTACCTCAAAATATAATGCCATGAATAAATCGAAAGAAATTTTAGAGAAAAGTGAAAGCGTATTAAGGGAGGCCAATTCAAATTGGGACTCTAAAAACGATTGGTTTCATGAAGGAAATGTCAGCCGGGCTCTTGTGGAATATCTGAAGTCTCAATCATATGAATGTAAAAAGGACAACTCTGACAATATTCATATTCATGGAGCGGACATCATTGTCTGCAAGGGTAATAAAAAAGAGGTTATTGAGGTTAAGGGATACCCCTCAGATAAATATGCGCGAGGGGATAAGATGGGGCTAAAGAAGCCTACTAAACCTTCATTACAAGCAACACATTGGTTTGCCGACTGTCTGAAGTCTACAATATTAAATTATACAAAGTATAAAGATGGAAAATATACTCTTCAATTAGCAATGTGTTTCCCTGATGATGACAAAGGAATCTATCGCAAGAAGATTGATGAAATAAAGCCTTTTTTCTCTGAAGGTAATTTGGATATTAAAGTTTACTTTGTCGATAAAGAAGGCAAGATTCGCATTGATAATTTGAATTCAAATTTATAGGCATGGAATATAATTATGATGAAGAGAGCGTGAAAGCCCTGATTACCTGGGCTGAGACCGCGCAATTACCCCAAGAGGTAACTTTAAGTGAGGCTGAACATATCACGGATGCTAAAGTATATGCTCGAGCTAATATCAACGATATCAAGGCTCATTACCCAGATGGTTTCTATAACCCGGCAATTGACAGGCTGTATCGGTTAAAAGAATTTGTAGAAGGGACGGCAGAATAAGCCGTCCCTTATTTCTACCCTTTCATCATCATTATAATTTAGTGCTGTTTCTTATGATAACCTACCTCGATATTCGAGCATACCGAGGATTCTCTATATCCTTGGAATCAAAAAGACTTATCTTTCTGAAAATGTAAAAATATAGTTCATTTTCATAATTGAAATAAAAAGGGCACAAAATAAATTTGTGTTATTTCTTTTATTATCTTTGCACTCAAATAACAGTTTATATGTGTTTCTTTAAAGATATTCATGATGAAAAATGTATTTATTACTTTATTACTCAGCGTGATAATGTTGTCAGCAAAAGCACAACAAATGTATGAGAATAAAAACATTAATTATTCTTTGGATGTGATAGAAGCCGAAGCTGCCAAAGGAAATGTTGTGGCTATAAAGGCTTTGGGGGATTGTTATAATTATGGAAAACGGTATGATGCTACATATAAAGGGGTTATTGATTATAATAAAGCATTGGAATGTTACAAAAAAATTTCCGATTACGGTTATCCATGGGGAGCATGGGAGATAGCCCGTATGTATGGAGCAGGGAAACTGGAAGACGCAGATGCGAAAACTGCTGCAGAAATGTGGCATGAAAAGGCATTTAAAGATTTCAAAATCTATGCTGATCGAGGTGATGCAAAAGCGATGGATAATCTGGCGGAATATTATGCCGGTTCTTATGGAGACAAATATCAAGACGGACTGAAAAACTTATATTGGTCACTTTGCTCACTTGAAGCGGGAAACCCAAGTGCAGCAACAAATGTTGCTTTTTGTTATACTTATGAGAAAGGTGTGGAAAAAGATACTGTGTTTGCTTTGGCATGGTATGCGCGTTTTTGTATAGGAGCAGCCAAGAAAGGATGGCCTGTAGAAGCATATTTGGATTATAAGGAGCTTGTAAAGGCTGGTTATTCAAAAGCAGACTGGGAACGTCTGGCCGAACCTACATACTTGCCTGTTCCTCGTATATCAACGCAAAATGAAGACAGTATCAATGATGTGGCAATTTTTGCAGTTGATTTATTAAAAACGCGGGCAGAAGATTTTAGGATAGCTTGTCGTACACACAAACGCATGACGACAACTTCTGTCGGTAATGAATCGTTTACGAACAGTACAATACCTTCGGCAACGTACGCAGAAACGAAAGCAAGCACTCAAAAGCGCAAACGGAACTGGCTTTCAGTAATTGGACGTGCCCTTGATGTTGCGAGTTCAATTGCCGGTGGACAAAATGTAATGTCTGCATTGCCCCAATCTTTATCAAGCAACACAGCCAATGCCGCAATGCTACAGTCGTTTCAATACAGTGGTGAGCAACGTAAAGGGCAGCAGGATTTTAACGGGCGTATCATCAAAAATGAACTTACGGCTCCTTGTACTTACGGACAAGCGCACTATACATGGTACGAGGACGGATATTGTTTTGTATACTCGGTGTCAACGTGTGTGGGCTGTTACGGAAAAAAGATATGCACCATCTGTAATGGGCAAGGTAAAGTATATAATTCGTATTTCAAAAGCTACCGGCAGTGCGTTGGATGTCTAGGAAGCGGGAGGTGTAAGTATTGCCAAGGTGCAGGTAACCAAACAATGAGTAAGTTATGGGCTCCTGGTGAAGCAGAAGCTTATCAGGCAGCCAAAAGTGAAGTAGTCGACAACTCTTCATCGTCAAGTAGCTTTTCGTCGTCATCTTCAAGCTCAGGAACGTGTCCCAAATGTGGTGGTAAGGGATATAGACCGGAATCATATACTTATGCTGCTGGTTCAAGCATGGCACCGTATCATAATTCCGGTGGAACTAATTGTTCCATTTGTGGTAAAACAACGGATCATTACCATTACCGCTGCACAGAATGCAAACGCCATTGATTCACAATTTGCATACTGCAAGAAAGAATTTTAATCTAAAAATATCATCTCTTGATTTTAGAATATTGGGGTTTATGCTTGTTGACATAATATTTATATGAAGACGTTTAGTGATTAGTTGTCTATATTTGTTTTTTATGAAAGAAGGCAGCCCAAAGACTGCCTTCCAGAATACCAAGTTCATCAGCACATTTCAACAATCCCGTTTTGGTATTCTGATGTAGTTACTAATGATCTTTGAAAAAGTTTAGTCCAGGCACAAAAAAAGTGAGGGGAACCACCCCCTCACTCAAAGTCAAACCAAAAACTCGAATTATGGCCGAGTCCTTGATGTCACAAAGGTAGTAAGTTATTTTAGATTATCAAGTATTTCTCGAATGGCTTTGTCTGCGTGCTTACGCATAATCTTTACGTAATTAAAGATAGGACGATTCTTTTTCATGGACTGTCCTATACAATATTCCAGAGTTTCAAGTGATATTCCTAATTCAAAACCATGCTGAACGAATGATTTTCTGGCAGAGTAATATACAACATGAGATTCAATCCCTATGCTTTCTGCAAGTCTTCCTATTTCTTTCGTTACATACTTTCGGAAATTGTCATAGGTATATTTGTACCCGAAATTAAGTTTTCCGTTTTTCCCCATCCATTCTTGTATTATGAGTTTAGCTTCGGGAGGTATAGTAAGACTTATCTTTTTTTCTCCTTTCTTGGTATTTTTGGATTTTTCTCGGATGTATTCAATTGTATCTTTGTTTTTGAAATTGAATTGCATGAGGTCTACTAGATTTATGCCACCGAGATAATATGATAGCATAAAAAGGTCACGGGCTACTCTGAGAGATTTTTCTTTAGGATTAGAATCCCTTATCTGCTTTACTTCATTGACAGTAATATCTTGTTCTCGTATGCTACCTTCTGGTCTCTCATAATATTCAAAGGGATGGGCTTCATACGAAACTTTTCTGTCACGGATAGCCTGATTGATTATGGCTTTCAGGTGTGCCATGTGTGTACCACGCGTAACAGGATTTAGCTTCTTTTCATTCTTTAGGTAAATGTCAAAGTCTTTAATAGTTCGTGGGGTAATACCATCCAGCATAATATCGTATTTTACATATTCATTGAAATAATTACATGTTCGTCGATATAGGTCAGCCGTGCTTTTTCTGCCTTCTTTCTCCATATTATTTATATAGTCGTCAGCAGAATAAGAAAAAGGCGTCGCTCCTTGTTTAATATTTGATAGATATTCGACAAGTTGGGTGCATGTGTAGGATTGGGTATTAATTCGATCTAATGCCTCCTGATAAGAGTTGAGAATGCTTCTTAACTTCATGTTGATATATGAAGCATTTGAGGTATTTACTACTTGTCCATCTTTGAATTCTGACAAGTCGTCAATGTCGAAGCGGGTAACAAGATATCTTGTTTCCTGATTATGTCCGATTGCAATTCTAATCTTATGTTTTCCGCTTTTCAGCATCTTAGCTGGAACAACGGCAAGTTTGAGGGTTGTCATAATTGTTTTGGATTCGTTTTCGACAAGTTCATAGTGTCAAAAATGACAGAAACTGTCTTTTTTTTATCCAAAACGAAATTTGGAGAGTATTCAGAAATGCGCTGCAAAGTACTGTAAGACCGATTTTAACGAGTGGAGCGTATCGGACTCGAACCGATCACCTCGACACTGCCAGTGTCGCGCTCTAGCCAGATGAGCTAACCCC